TCCGTGGACGTGTCCGCCACGGACCCGCGAAAGATCTCCACTCCGTCTTTTTGGATCGATATGACGGACGCGCGCTTGACTGGCACGTCGCGCATCGTGTTGGACGGCGGCAGCACAAGATTCGCCGAGTCGATCTCGCCGACTGCGCGGTGCAGCGTGCCGGCAGAGATCTCGCGCCCGGCCATGCCGACTGCAAAAAGCAGCGTACCGTCTGTATAGCCAGCGTACATCAGATCCACCCCCTCCGCCCGGTAAGCGTAAGCTCGCCAGCCGCGCCGCCGATCGCGTATGCGTAGTCCGGCGTCTTGCGGATCTGCAGATACGGGCTGGATGTCTCGCGGTCGCCGAGCGTCGCCGGGGCATACGCGCGATCACAGCGATAGATCTGCACACCGCCTTTATCGGACGCCGGATACATCAGCCGGTCACTGCACAGCCCGGCGAGCGCTCCTGGCTGTGCACGGAAAATTTTGATGTTGCTTGCTGTGCACCCGCCGGGATTGATTGTCTCCATCATCATGTACAGCCCGCCGGCCGGCACGCTGGAGATCCACCTGCTTTTGCCGTCGCCGTATGTCTTACCGGATGCGTCCACGATGGTGTACCACCCACCAGTGATATCTGCCGACACAAGGCAGCTGCCGGCGACCGGCCAAGGCAGCTTAAAGCGCGCAAAGCCATATACGCCGGCGCCGGTGTCGGCAACAGATTTGATGCGCAGCACACTGCTCGCGCCGTCTCCGACGACGTCAAAGTATTCGTCAACCGACGACGATGATCCGATCGCCGTCACGCTCCGGCCGACCAAGACGTTGTCCGACGCCGCGAGCATCGGGATCTTTACGGATACCTCGGCGTCATCCAGCCGGTAAGGGTCTGCGTTGATCGTCAGGTCAAAGATCGTGCGGGCCAGCGATGTGTCCGGCGTGCCGACCGTGCACCGCCCGATGTAATAGCCGTCACGTCCGTCGAGCTCCAGCTTTCGCCGCTGCCCATGCACGGCAGCGGCGAAAGCGTAAAAGTCAAAAGGTCCGCGCGGGCAAAAACCAAGCTTAAGCTTGATCGTGCGGTTGCCAAAGACAGGCTCGCCGGTCAGCGCGTCGGTAAGATCCAGCTCGCCGTCCGCGCCGGGGACGCTGACGGTCTGCGTTTTTACGGCCGGCAGTCCGATCTGCACGCCCATCAGCTGCAGGCCGGCGTACTGCACGCCCCCGATTTTGCAAGATAGTGCCATTAGATAGTCCTCCGTGCCTTGCTTGTGTAGATGCCGCCGAGCGCATAATCCATGCGCGTGGCGACAGAGCCGACAAGCGCGTCTCCGTCCATGTAGATCTGCATCCCTGTGATCGCGCGCTCGAGGCGGTCCATGCGCTCGAGCACGGCGGCGACGTCGCCGCCGGCGCCCGGAGCAGCGGCCGCTTGCAGCGTAGCCGACTGCGCATACAGTCCCTGCATATCCACGCCGACGACGTACTGCGGCTGCAGCGACTCGCCGATCTGGCGATTGATATCGCCAATCGTAGACGCCCAGCCGTCGCCGATGCCGGCCGCCATGTTTTGGCCGATATCCGCAAAGACGCGCGACGGGCTGTGGATGCCGAGCAGATTTTTGATCCAGCTGACAAGCCCCGTAAAAAGATTGGACACATCGGACTTAAGCCGCTGCCACTGCTCGACGATGCCCTGCCGGATGCCGTCGACGATAGACTTGCCGATGTTCCAGTAGGACTTTACGGCAGCCAAAAAGCCGCGGACGATCGTCTCCACCAGACGCGGCACGGCCGCAACAATATGCCCGGCGTTGGACACAAGCCCGGACGCCAGTGCGATGACGATCTCTATGCCCACGCCGATGATCTCCGGCAGCATCGCGTAAAAAGACTCTACGAGATTTGTGATGATGCCAGGGACGGCATCGATCAGCTGCGGGATCGCCGCGATAAGCCCGCGGGCAAGTGCCAGCATCAGCTGCATCGCAGCCTGGATCAGCAGCGTGATCGACTCGGGGGACGTGATCTTGCCAACGATGCCGAGCAGCGCGGACATCGCCGCAGTGATGATGCCCGGCAGCTGATCCGCGATGCCGAGCAGCAGCGCGCCCACCAGCTCGATCGCCGTACCCGTCAGGTCCGGGAGCGCCAACAGAAGTCCCGTCACCAGTGCGCCGATAAAGGCAAGCGCTGCTGGTATGGCCTGCGGTGCGTATGATACCAGCTGCGCGGACAGCGATGCGATCAGGCTGCCGGCGACGCGCGAAAAGCCGTCGATGCCCTCGTCCTCAAACGCCGTCGTCAGCTGGTCGACGGCGTCGATCGCCGTCGGAAGCAGCGTCGACAGCATCGCGTCGGATACCGGCTGCATCAGCTCACCCAGCATCGCGTTGATGTTGTCCTGCAGTGTCGACGTCAGCCCGGCGACCGTCTTACTGGCCGCCTCCATGCCGCCGGCAAATTTGCCGCCCGCGTCCGTCGCGTGATTTACCGCCTGCGTCAGCTCCTCGGCGGAGATGCTGCCGGCGGCCATGCGCTTTTGCACATCCTCCATGCTCTCGCCCGTCTGATCGCAGATGTCGATCAGCGGGTTCCAGCCGGCGTCGATCATCATCTGGACGGTCTCGCCGGTCAGCTTGCCCTGCGCCGTGGCTTTGCCGTAGGCGCGGGCGAGCGACTGCATCTTGTCGGCATTGCCGAGCGAGATGTCGCCAAGGCGCTGCAGCGTGCCGGACACGTCGTCCGACGCCACGCCAAAGGCAAGCAGTGTCTGCGCGCCGCCGGCGAGGTCCGACATGGCCAGCGGCGTGGCCGATGCCAGCTTTTGCAGGCTTCCGACCATGCCGTTGGCAGCCTCCGCGCTGCCGCCGAGCATCGTCGTAAAGTTTGTGACGTACCCCTCCATCGCCTGGTTGTACTCCAGGCCGGCAGATACCATCTTTTTTGCGCCGTCCACGACGGTGCTTACAGCTGCCTTGATTGCGCTAGAGGCGAGATCCGCCATCACGCCCTTTAGGACGGTCCATCCACCGGAGGCTTTTTGGGCCTTTTCGCCGGCCTCCTCGGCTGCGTCACCGACATTAGCGACGGCGTCGTCCGTCCCGGAGGCAGCTGCCTCCAGCCGCGTGAGCTGCTGGCGCGTCGACTCGATCTCTCGCTCAAAGTCGCGGTACTGCTCCGGGCTGATCTTGCCATCGGCGAGCTGCTTGGACATCGACTCCTGCGCCGCGATCAGCATCTTAAGCTTGTCCTTAGCGCCGGCGATCGACTCGGCGAGGATGTCCTGCTTTTGCGCAAGCAGGACGGTGTTGGTGGGATCAAGCTTAAGCAGCGACTCGACGCCGCGTAGCTCTCCACTAAGGTCTTTCGCCGACTTGCGCGCCTTAAGGATCGCGTCGCCAAGCTTTGTGGTGTCGCCGCCGATCTCGACGGTGATGCCTTTAAGTGTCGTACCTTTGCCGCTCAAGTGTCCACCTCCTCATGCCGCCCGAAGGTGCTGCGCAGCCCGTCCACATCCGGCTCGGTTTGCTCCAGTCTCCAGGCGTTATCCAGATACTCGCGGCCGTCCTCCGACTGCAGCTTGCGCGCGATAAAGGCGTCGCGCAGCAGCAGCATATAGTCGTCCAGCAGCAGATCGCAGACATCCGGCAAGGACATGTTGGCATACTGTGCCACCAGATGCTCACCGACCGTCTCGATCGTGTAGTGGCATCCCGTACCATCCCCATCATCGGGATAGTACGGGATCGTCAGTTTTTTGCCTTGGTCGCCCCCGCGACAAAGTCCGAGTATACGGCAAAAAAGCCGACGAGATCGTCAAAGGCAAAAAGCCCGGCGACCTCCTTGGGTGTAAACGTCGCGCCCATGCGGTTGCAGTTAAGGATGTCGCAGACGATGTCGATCATATCGTCCACGCCCGCGCTGTCCTGCATAGCCGTCATCCGCTTAAAAACGCTCAGCGGCGGCACGGTCAGCAACAGCTCTTGGCCGTCCGGCAGCTCCAGCGTAAAGATTGCCTTGTGCTGGCCAAGTGTAAAGCGATTTGTCATGCTGTGTACACCTCGTCGTAGTAGATCAGCGTGCCCTCCGCGTCCATTGGGTCGGCAGCAAACTCCGCGTCGATCACGGTCTCCTTGTCTTTCGCAAAGGCGATCTCAAAGCCGGACTGGTTTTTGCCGACGATGCGCACGTAAAGCTCGCGCTTGCCGTCCTTGTCAGCGTGCTTAAAGCACAGCACGTACTTTTTGCCGTCGGCATTGTCGACGCCGCCGATCTTAACGGATCGCTTCGCAGGCTTCCCGCTCGCTGCGTCGGTCTCCGTCACGCGGGCCGTCGCGCTGAGCTTGGCCAAGGTATTGCCGTCCCACGTCATCACGCCGGACTTAAGCGTCACCTCCTCGGCAGTGATCACCGTCTTGGACACAAGTCCAAGATCGTCCTTGGCAGTATAAAAGGTTGGCTTATACGACAGCGTCGCGCCGCCGGAGATGTAGCCCAGGATGTTATCGTCCGTGCAGATCGCGTCGGTCTCCGGCACGGTCGTGCCGGTATACTCCTGCGCGTAAAGCTTGCCGGACCCCAGCGTGATATCTTTGCGCTTACTAAGTGCCATAGTCAAAATCCTTTCTCGG